GGCAGCCGCACCCCCGTTTTCAATTTAGATATGAAAAATTAATCATATACGCACCTGAATTTTAATACAATATTAACGCGAGAGTGAATGTTGCGTACATATACGCACATCAAAAATTAAATACGCAAAAAACAAAATGAGTGAGTTGATAAGTTTCAGGGAATTTGCAAGGCGGATTGAAGTTGGCGAAAAGACCATTCGAGACGCTGTTAACCTTGGTAAGATTTCGAAAGGAGTTGTTGAGAGCAATGGGAAAAAGAAAATTGACTATCTGGAAGCTTTGAAAGAAGTTGAAGCGTATAATTTAGGGGCAAAGTCAAGGTATGGTAAAGAAAATATACAACAACCTTCCATTCATGTAAAACAAAATACTCAGAAAGCAAGCAATAGAACGGATTCAGATTTTACAGTAGATTTGAATAATGATAGTTCTATGGCACAGGCCCAGAAGTACGAAAAGATCTTTAAGGCCAAGTTAGCTCAACTTGAATTTGAACAAAAACAGGGTATTCTAGCTCCTAAAGAAGAACTATATACAGAGCTTTTTGCATACGGAACTGAAGTAAGAAATAATATACTAAGCATACCTGACAGGATTACAGACACGTTGATTTCATTGGCAAATGACCGGAACGCATTTAATAATTTTTTGATTGATAACCTGACAGAAGCTTTGGAAACATTTGCAACAAAAGAAAGAAATGAAAATAGGATTAATTGATGTTGACGGGAAAGGATTTCCAAATTTAGCTTTAATGAAGATTTCAGCATATCACAAGTCAATTGGGGATAGTGTAGAATGGGCAATGTTCGATAATTATGATCGAACCTATATGAGTAAAGTTTTTACTTTCTCAAATGAAAGCATGTTGGAGTTTGGCAATTTAGGAGAAATAATTAAAGGTGGTACCGGATATAACTTTACCAAGCTTGATTCTAAAATAGAAAACATGTGCCCGGACTATTCCATATATCCTGATTTTAAAGAAGCATATGGATTCTTGACACGAGGTTGTATTAGAAAATGTAAATGGTGCATAGTTCCTGAAAAAGAAGGATCTATAAGAGCAAATCAAGATATAGAAGAGTTTATAGAAGGAAGAAAAGCAGCTATTTTAATGGATAATAATGTATTATCCAGCGAACACGGATTAATTCAGATTGAAAAAATTATAAAACTTGGTATAAAAATAGACTTTAATCAAGGGTTAGACGCAAGAATTATAGCAGGAAATGAAGAAATTGCCAAGCTACTATCAAAAGTAAAATGGTATAAGCCAATAAGAATGGCCTGCGATTCATTAAGTCAAATGAAACACGTTGAAAAAGCCACTAAACTATTAAGAAAATACAACTGTAAACCGAATAAATTTTCGGTTTATGTACTATTAACAGAACTAGAAGATAGTTATCAACGAATTAATTTTTGTAAAAAATTAAAAATAGATCCATTTGCCCAGCCATATAGGGATTTTAAAAAAATCAGATTATCCCTCAATGGCAACTTGACATGGCACACTACACCAATCGCAAACAGATTTTAAACAGTTGTGATTTCAAAGATTTTAGACCAAGAGTTAATTTTAAATGTAGCCAATACTTCAATGCTGAGTAATACTAAGAAAAACATATCACTGATAGTTGGATTTCTGGACGGATTACGTCCGGTACCAAAGCTCACTGTATCTGAATGGGCGGATCAGAACAGGTGGTTATCACCAGAGGCTGCTTCTGAGCCCGGAAGGTGGCGAACAGACAGAACTCCATACCTGAAAAAAATCATGGATTGCTTATCTGTATATTCTTCTTACAAGTATGTGGTTGTTATGAAGGGTGCACAGTTGGGATTTACGGAGGCCGGTAATAACTGGATCGGATATATTATCGACAACAGTCCAGCTCCGACGTTGATGGTGCAACCAACGGACGATACGGTGAAGCGTAACTCGAAAATGAGAATTGACCCCATGATACAGTCTTGTGAATCATTGAGACGCAAAGTGTCAACTGCAAAGAGTCGGAGCGGAGAGAATACTATTACACAAAAGAACTTTCCCATGGGGGTACTTCTTATGGCAGGTGCCAATAGTCCTGTGGGGTTGCGGTCTATACCGATACGGAATGTTTTCCTTGATGAAGTTGACGGGTATCCTACAGACTTGAACGGAGAAGGTTCACCAATTGAACTGGCAGAGGCTAGAACGAGGACATTTGCAAAGAAAAAAATTTTTATTATCTCTACGCCAACGATCGAGGGACATAGTGCCATTGAATCAGCATTCGAAGAAACAGATCAGCATTATTATCATGTCCCATGTCCTCATTGCGGAGCTAAACAGATATTGAAATTTGAAAACCTTCAGTGGGAAGATGGAAAACCTGAGACTGCACGAATGTCATGTGTTGAATGTGGGTCATTGATTGAAGAAATAAGCAAGCCAGATATGCTGGCGAATGGAGAATGGATTGCAACGATACCAGAAAACACCAGTAAGGATCGTATTGGATTTCACCTGAATAGTTTTTATAGCCCGCTGGGTTGGTTTAGTTGGAGTGATATCGCTGCAAAGTATGAACAGGCAAAAAAGAATCCTGAGAAAATGGTCGTGGTTATAAATACCATATTTGGGGAGACGTTGAAAGAAAGTGGAGAAGCTCCGAACTGGGAAAACATATACAACAGGCGTGAAAGCTATGCACCAAACACCGTACATGCAGACGTTTGTTTTATGACAGCCGGGGTTGACATTCAGAAAGATCGTATAGAACTGGAGATAGTTGGCTGGTGTGCCGATAAAAGCAGTTATTCGATTGATTACAGATCGTTGTTGGGAAGTCCATTCTTGCCGGATGTGTGGAAGGAGTTAGCAAAAGTATTGAATGAAACCTGGATTTGTGAAGACGGCAGGGAATTGCAATTAGTTCGTGTAGCAGTGGATAGCGGTTATGCAACGTCTGAGGTCTATGATTTTGTACGGTCCTTTGGAAATAAGCGTATCATGGCAACCAAGGGCCAGGATAAAATGCAGATTGCTTTTTCAACTCCAAAGCAAATTGATTACAATAAAAACGGAAAGAAGATTGGGAAATTAAAGCAGTGGAATATCGGTGTATCTTTTCTTAAAACTCAATTGTACGAATGGTTTAAGATAGAACCAAACTACGAAGACGGAACTTATCCACCTTGCTACTGCCACTTTCCACAATACGACAACCGTTATTTTGAAGGGCTAACCGGTGAAGACTGGGTAGAGAAAAAAAAGAAATGGACAAAGCGATATGCACGTAATGAACCGCTCGATTGCAGGGTATATGCCAGGGCGGCTGCTTCGATAGTAGGATTGGACAGATTGAAACCTGAACAGTTGAAAGCATTGGGAGGGGTTACGGAACGGAAACAAAAAAATAACTCACCGGATACTTCGAATAACGAAACGGAACAGGATCCGGAAGAAAAAAAGAAAAGAAAATCAGGTGGATTTTGGAATTGAGATAGTAAATCAAAATAATTAAATACGAATTAAACAAATAACAAAAATGAAAACAAAACCTGTAAAATTTGAATTTAGTACTAAAGTTTTTGAGACAATTGATCAACTTCTTTTGGATGTTGAATGTAAAAATTACACAAGCAAATTAATCTCAGAGATAAAAAGAAATAGATCCATTCGACCATTACCACCTCCTGGTATGAGGTATGTTCGTGGAGCCTATGAACAACTTGCGGAAAGTAACCGCTTAACTTCTGATTTTATGTTAGCAGAATATCCGGCATTAGTTGCTAAAAAATCAATTCTATCATCAACAATCAGGTTATTTATTGGAGAAGTTATATCTAAATCGCTTCAAAAAACATATAATCACTACCGGATTACCCTTGAAAAAGGATCTGTTATTACCGGAAATAGTTTATTAAGTTGGGTTAAAGTTCATTCAATAGATATTGAAGCTAGGATTATTATCGTAAAAATTAAAGTAAAAAGACTACCGGAAATAAAAACCGAAGAATGGGATCTGGATAGTGTAATTGAAAACTTTAAATCAGGAGTATATTTTTTAAAGAGTAATAACCCGGTTAAAGAAAAAGTAAATGAAAAACAACTTACCAATTGAAAAACCATTGAAACAGATTGTTCTTATTTTGAGTAGCCAATTTATGAAAGAACACCCGCGTTCAGGTGAACCAACGTATTTCAGGGAAAGTATTTTATTACGTGTTAAAGACGGTGAAATGCCATTTATAATGGACGACGGAACTGCCTTATTTCCCAAAGAGCATACCTGCCGGGCGGATTATGAAGGCTGGGTTGATAAAATAGAACAGGTTAACCTGGGTGAAGCTGTATTGAGGGTTGTTTGTTGGAGTGGAATTGCTTATCGTTCGAAATGGAAAGACATTATAACTCTAAAAAAAGATGACGGCGTAGGAGTTCAGAAACTAACCTTCCATAATTCGCTTGTCGGTTTCCCACGGGTAGATAATGACGGTTCTATAACTGCACTTATTCCGAATCGACTTGCAAACAATGACGGCTTGGATATTAAAGATTTTAAATCCTGGTTTAAAGGATATGATTTAAGTAAACCGCTTGCAATTATTCAATTTACTAAATTCAGATATTGATATGAAAAAGAAATTTTATTTTGAAAATGAAGATGCTGAAACGGCACATTCAGAAGAATACTTTCGGGAGATAATGAAAGAAGAAGGATTGAATGAATTAAAAGTCCTTGAAGCAATTCCGGTACCACATTCAAAATCAGATTTTGTTTATTGCATGGAAGCTGATACTTGTTATGAAAAATCAGATTGTGGAAAACAATGTGAATCATACAAACCAGATAATGGTAAAAATGGCAAGTGCGAGTTCCGTGGTCAATATTGCGATTTTGGAGAAGAAGTAGTATTTAATAAAAAAATTAAAAGCTTCAAAGGTAAGGCTATTTATAACCCTAGCGGGAAAGCCGGTGAATATAGTTATTGGGCATGTAATTTTTACAAAGGTTGTTCAAATGGTTGTACTTATTGCTATCTGAAAAAAGGAGTTTTAGCTCAAGCAATGGGAGGTGATAAACCGGAGCTGAAATCCTGCTTTAAAAATGAAGAAAACGCACTTGAAATATTCAAGAAAGAAATTTTACAAAATAAAGAAGATTTACAAAAACATGGTTTGTTCTTTACATTTACCAGCGATCCTTTTCTGAAAGAAACAATTGATCTTACACACGACGCAATTGGAATTTGTCAGTTCAACGAAATACCTGTTAAAGTTTTGACTAAAACAACATGGTGGGTTGAAGACTTACTTCTTGACGAAGATACTTACAAAGATCATAGAAAAGATTTAATTGCATATGGTTTTACTTTGACAGGACATGATGAATTAGAACCCAATGCTTCAACAAATTTACAGCGCATACAAGCAATGAAGGAACTTCACAATGCAGGATTTAAAATCTTTGCAAGTATTGAACCGATTGTTGATTTCGTTTCTGCAAAAAATATGATAGGATCAACGCTTGAATTTTGCGATTTATATAAAATTGGTTTAATGTCAGGTAAAAAGTATGACGTTGTAGAAGCACAGAGTTTTGTAGAATGGCTAAATGATTTATCTAAACAACCTAAAATATATCTGAAAGAAACCCTTCAAGAGCTAACACATTATACAAATGAAGAGTTAGATTTTAATTTTGTTAATCGGGATTATAATATGTTCACTGGGGTATGAAAAAACAAGGATCCTAACGCATTAGCATTATTAAAAAAACAGAAATTAAAGCTACCTCAAAAGGGTAGCTTTTTTAATATTGCAAAAACTCAAATCAAACTCAAATCAAACTAAATTGAAATAATGAATTAAGAGGTTTATTTTTGTTGCCTAAGATACTGATTAAACTGATTTGAACGAATAAGAATGGCCTATACACAGTTACAACTTGATAAACTCACGGATGCTATTGCATTGGGAGCTACTACTGTAAGGTATGGTGACAAAGAGATTGTCTACCGTTCTATTAAAGAAATGAAGCTGATTAAACAGGAAATGGAAGCTGATTTGGGAAAGAATGTAAAAACTGTCAATAGAAAATTTGCAGAATATGGCCGTGGATTCGAATAAAGTAAAATTAAATCTACTGGACAGAACTGTAGCCTGGATAAATCCACGTGAAGGAATGCGAAGACTTCAGGCTAGGCGAAGTTATGAAGCTGCACAATACGGTCGAAGAAATAAAAGTATGAAAGGTGCAACCTCCAATGGTCCAAATGTGGAGATTGGAGTTGCACTTCAGACATTGAGAAACAGAAGTAGGAGTTTTGTACGTAACAACGGTTGGGCAAAGAGAGCATTGGGCGTAATAATTACCAACACGGTAGGCGAAGGAATAAGACCGGCTCCAACAAGTGGAACCCGGAACCAGATAAAGAAAATTAAACAGGTTTGGAAACATTGGGCTGAAAGTACCGAATGCGATTGGGACGGAAATAATACTTTTTACGGATTACAGCAGTTGATCATGTCTGAAATTTCGGAAGGTGGAGATTGTCTGATTATCCGGAGACGTGTAAAACCTACCAGGTTTAATCCGATCCCCATTAAAATACAAGTATTAGAAGGAGATCAGCTGGATCACCAGAAAAACTTTATAAATGAAGAAGGATATTGCAGGTTAGGAGTGCAGTTCAATAAAGAAGGTTTAAAAACCGGATATTGGGTATGGAGTTCAAACCCAAATGATATGGCTGTTAACTGGACCGGTATTCAGTCCGAACT